AACGCAGGAGTAGGCCCAGGTTCATTGATAGAAATGCCTGACAACTTGGATCCTGGATTGAAACCATACGCATTGGAGTTTTCAGGAGGCAACATTGCCAGCATTTACGAAAGCATAAGACACACAATCACTGCCATTGACAAAATGGCAAACACAGGGGCAGTGAGAGCCACAGAGGCCAAGACTATCAGCGGAGTAGCAATGGAGACAGAGTTTCAATTGTTAAATGCCAAATTGTCAGAAAAAGCAGACAACTTGGAATTGGCAGAAGAACAGATGTGGAAACTGTGGTGTGAATATCAAGGTTATGAATGGACAGGCACAATTGATTATCCTGGATCATTCAACATCAGAGACACCAGTTCAGAAATACAACAATTAAAGATCGCCAAAGAGGCGGCAACTTCACCTGAATTGATACAACACATTGACAAAGAGATTGCCAACTGGTTAGATGTAGAATTAGAAGGCACGAGCGACACACCAAAACCAATCAACCTGGCAGAACATCCGCCAGTTGAAAACATAGACGATATGGTAGCACATTTAAGATCAATGGTTGCTGAAGGTTATACAGATCAGCAAATCAAAGACACACATCCTGAGTTGGCAAGACTGTTCAACCCAACACAGGAATAAGGAGGCACAATGAAAAAAATAAAGCAATATTGTAAATCTATTTGGTCCTGGATCAAATCAAAAATTAAAAGATAATGATGTCTAAGAAAGACATAGAAGAATATCACAACATAGGTAAAACAATGAAAAAGAAAAACAAAAACAAAAAAGGTCGTGGTAAGCCAAAACCTAAACCAAGACGTTAATTGGTCTGAATACTTTGCCAGCATCGTGTCAGTGTGTCCTTGGAGCAAGGCATATTGGCAAGCACAGAAGATAGATGTGCGTAGATGGCGAGGCGAACACAAAATTACACCATTGGGTGATTGTGTCGCAAGAATGTGGATACACAAGGACGCATCACCCAAAAGGTTAATCAACATAGGCGCAAGACTGAACCAAACACGCCGCCACGAAGAATGGTTATACAGTCATCCCAACTACAAAGGATATTCAACACCTGTTCCTATACTGATACAACAGGATCTTGAAACTCTTACCCAAGCAAGGGCAAGAAACAATCAAAAACAATCAATTAAGCATTAGGTTTTTAGGGTAGACATAAATACTACAAATCACTTCAAGTGGTTAATAAATTAACTCTAAATAGGAGGCGAGGTACTACAATGGACCATACAGAAAACACATTGGCAAACACAGAGGCGACTGATGCCCCAGCAGAACCAACTGTAGAAAATCAGGCACCAGCGGAAAAGACTTATTCGCAGAAGGAAGTGGACGATATGATGGCAAGATTGAAAACATCTGTCACACGTAAAGTCTTAAAACCTTATGAAGAATTGGGTGATCCAACACATTTGAAAGAGTTGAAAGCGGAGGCTGAAAAGCGTCAACAAGAACAACAAATCAAACGTGGTGAATTTGAAAAAACCCTACAAGAACTTGCCGCTAAAAAAGATGCTGAGATCCAAAGAAGGGATCAAGTGATCAAGGAGTACAAAGTTAATGCTCCTCTATTGAATGCGGCGGCTAAACACCGTTCAGTCAATCCAGAGCAGGTTAAACAATTACTCCAGGACAGAGTCAGACTTAATGACACTGGTGATGTAGAGGTGCTTGACGACAACGGTGCTGTTCAATACAGCGATTCAGGCACACCATTAGGGGTGGATCAATTGGTGAAGAACTGGTTAAATGAAAATAAACATTTTCAATTGCCAACAGCCAACACAACCAACACTAAATCATCATACGGCGTAGGAGTTGACAATTCATTTGATATTTCTAAATTGGATATGAGTAAAGCATCTGACAGGGCTAAATTTGCTGAATACAAAAAAAGACAACAGCAAAATTAGTCTTTAACTTTAACATAAACCAAATAGGAGTAATACGATGGCTAATAACACAACCATTAACTCAGAACTCTTTACTAATTTGTTAGCAGAGGCGCAATTTGCGGCTTATGAAAATTCTATCGCACGTCAAGTTGTGACTGCGTTTGATTTTCCTGCTAACACAGGTAAAGTTCTACAGGTGCCAGTGTACAGTTCAGTTTCTGCGTCAGCATTAACAGAAGGTACAGCACCAAGTGCCGCTGACACAAACACAACTTCAGCATCAATAACATTGGCGGAAATTGGAACATATTTCCAAGTGACTGATTTCTTAAGAGATTCAGCACAAAGAGATGTAATCGCAGACTTAGGTCAGAACGCAGGTAGAGCGATTGCGGAAAAAATGGATGAAGATGTATTCGCATTGTTCAATTCATTCACGCAATCAGTTGGAACTGAAGACGCTGACTTAACTGTCAACAACATCTTAGACGCAGTAGCAGAATTAAGAAGCAACAAAATTGTTGGTCCTTTAACTGCTATCATTTCGCCTAAACAAGCAGTACAATTGAAAAAATCATTAGCAGGCAACAGTGGTGTGTACAGCACAACTGCGTCTGAAATTGGTTCTTCAATTTTAAGACAATACTACCTTGGAACATTCGCAGGTTGCCAAGTGTTTGAATCAAGCCTTGTTAAACAAGACTTAGACACAGATGCTGACGCAACTCTAAACGCAGTTGGTGGCGTATTTGCCTCAACAGCAATTGGACACGCGATGCGTGGTGGTGTGACAATGAAAACTGAAGATAAAGCGGCTTCAAGAGCAACAGACATTATGATGTCTGCTGTGGTTGGACAAGCAATACTTCAGAATACTCACGGTGTTAAAATCGTAAGTAACGCGGCATAATCTGGAGATCAGTAATATGGCCTTTATAGTAGAAAATGGCGTGACGATTAGTTTCGCAGAGTATCAAGATGTCAAAGACAAAGATCAGAGACTTTTTGATGCCAATGAAGGCTTGACTGATGACTCAGTAGAAACACTTTTAATCAGGGCGACTGAACGAATTCTCACAAAGATTCGTTCATCGTCTTGGTGGAGAGAGTATTACATCCGCCAATCAGGTGCCACTGCTATCAACACGGTAGCGGACATTCCTGCGGTAGACGCCAGCAGAATATTGGCAAGAACCAACGACTTCACAGACTTATGTGTGTTCACGGCTCTTGCTGATTTTATTCTGCCTAAAATTGCTGACTTTGGCAATGAGGACAACGCAGAAAGACAAAAGATGGGTTATTATGCCAACAAAGCAGAGAGCCTATTTCAGGAACTGATAACAGCAGGTGACTGGTATGATTTTGACAATGATTCCACAGTGGAGTCAACGGAGAAACAACCAGGACAATACAATCTAAAGAGGGTTAGATAATGAGAACAGAAGTGCTTGATTATATTGACACACTCAGTTTGGGAACATACACAAAGAGTACCAATTTGCCTTACACGGCTTCTGGACAACTCCTGTATATCACAAACCCCAAAACAATATACGTGGATCAACCAAACATAACGGAAGATCCTGTTATAACTGCTTTGGACGGTGTTCATTTGAATAATAAAGTACAATCAGTCATCATTTACTTTTCATCAGATGCTAAAAGTCTGCCAGCCAATTATACTACATTGGTAAACGATTTGAAGAACGCGAAGAACATCACCACAGTGTCTGGCGTACATAGACGCGAAAGTGATGTGACTCAAAGTTATCAAGGCGATTTACTGATTACAGAGATTGCTGTAAGATTAATAACAATAACTTAAAAGGAGAAGAGATATGGCTTATATCTATCCAGCACCAGGTGTAGCGAACGTTCAGGCAACACTGTCAGTGACAGTAGCGTCAAACAGTTCTGACACTGGTTTAAGTGTGCCTGCTTTACAAGACGTAACCGTGAACAATGCTAATGATGTATTCACGTGGACTCAACTTGATGCGACAGCGAAAAAACAAATCGCAACAACATCAACAAACAGTCTCGCGATGAACATTGTTTTGGACCAAACAGTATTTTTTGGTGATAGTGGAGATTCAGATACTAATAGTGCGACGTACTTTGGTATTTTTACTCTGTCTAAAAACAAAACAAAAGTTAGTTTCAGTCTATACTTTGGTGACACAGATGGTGGCGCCGCAGGTAAAACTGTGACTGGCTCAGGATACATTACAGGTTTAGCACCTACGGTATCAGCAGACGCACCAGTGTGGGTTTCACCAATCACTATCACAGTGGATGGCGAATACACAGTGTCTTAATACAACACATTTGTTCAGAGGGCGTACACCGCCCTCTGGCACACAATAAATAAAATTGATTTATGGACTTATTTGATTCAAAGAACGATATAGAATTATACCAATCCATCATCGCGGAATCTGCCAAGGCAACCAATGAAATAAAATGTGCCAGAGCAGACATAGAAAAAGCAACCAGCAGATTAAAATTTTTAGTGATGCTGGCAAACAAACTGATTGAAAGAAAAGGAGATCAAAATGGAACTATCAAAGATAGCGACTAAACCACAATTAATCAAAAGCACACTGGACGACGAAGACATTGTTAAGGAGTTTGGTGAACCATTAGAATTTTACACCTGGGACAGAACACCCATTGACCAATTTATGAAGTTGGCATCAGTGGACAAGGACAATTACACATCTGTTCTTGATGCTGTGACAGGTTTAATTATGGACAAGGAAGGTAAACCCATCATAACCAAAGACACTTCACTGCCCAACAACGTGTTGATGAAGGTGGTCACAAAGGTTGTGGAAGGCTTGGGGAAGTCACAGAAGTAGATTTAACACCAAACAGTTCTAATCTACGCCAAATTCTGTTGATTGACGCAATGGCGCAAAGGTATTCTGCTCTTCCAAGTAAGGTACTATTTGAAGCGGATACATTTGACATACATATTATAAACACTGCCACTGCTTGGGAGCAATATCAGTCTGAAGTGGCTCAAGCAAAAGCAGGCAAGGGCACAATGCCAACACCAAAGGTTCCTGTAGGCAAACTACAAGAAATGATGGACAAAGTGAGGAAGAAGGATGGCAATTAAGAAAGTTTATGATAGGATTTCACCGTCTATATCAAGGAT